TTTAATGTGCCAGGAACAAAAATAAAGTTTGCTTGTTGTAAAGCCGTTGCGCCATTGCTTATTAATTTTGCTAAAGAATTTCATGAATTAGTTGAACCTATTGATCAAGGCCAATTAGATGATTGGGGTTATGCCTTCCGCATGACCAGGGGATCAGAGCGTGTATTAAGCAATCATTCATCCGGTACGGCCATAGACTTAAATGCAATTAAGCATCCTTTGGGCAAGTCAAATACCTTTAATAAGGATCAGCGTAATACAATTAACCTACTAATAACTAAATATGGGTTGAATTGGGGCGGCAATTACAAAAAGCGTAAAGATGAAATGCATTTTGAAATAGCATTAACCAGGCATGAAGTACAACAAAAAATTAAACAGTTAGGATTAAAATGAAATTAGATAAAAAGAAAAAAGAAATCGTTAAGTCATATCTAAGAAGCGTTGCAGTTGCAACTGTTACAACAGCATTAGCCTTAGTAGCAGATGTTCGCCCTGAGTTAGCAATTTTAGCAGGTGCGTTAGTTGCACCTTTGATCCGCTACCTTGATCCCAAAAATGATCAATTTGGTGTTAATAGTTAATGAGCGTAAATGATGCGGCGGCCTTAGCAGTATCTACGGTCACCATTTTGGGCGCACTGGTAGCAACTGTTAGGTGGCTAGTAAAGCATTATTTAAGTGAGTTAAAGCCTGACAATAATGGCCGCCATAATTTAGAAGGGAGGGTTGCGCGTATAGAAGAAAAGATAGACACGCTTTACCAAATACTTATATCTAAGAAATAAGTCAGCCCGATCCCCTACCCTATGGCCATGAAGATGTGTGTGGTTGTACCTAGTAGGGGTAGGCCTGAAAATGCAGATCGCCTGGCCAAAGCCTTTATTGATACTAATGCTGATGCTGATCTTTATATTGTTGTAGATAATGATGATCCTAAATGGAATGAGTATGCAAAAAATGAATCTTATACAATGTTGCCGGCAGATAATAAAACAGGTGGTTGTGCCGCTTCTCTTAATACCGGTGCGGTTCTCCTTTTGGATATTACTAAGTTTCCTTTATATGATTATTTTGTTTTCATGGGTGATGATCACCTTCCTAGAACCCAGGGCTGGGATAAAGCCTTTATTCAAGCGTTAAAAAATAATGCTGGCATTGCCTACGGTGATGATTTATTGCAAGGTGAGAATCTACCAACAGCCTACGCAACCACGCGTGAAGTAGTTAATGAACTTAGGGGTATGACATTCCCCGGATGCATACATTTATATTTTGATAATTTTGTTAAACAGTTAGGCATTGATCTAGGCGCATTAATATATTTACCTGATGTAATTATTGAGCATCTACACCCAGTAGCCGGTAAGGCTGAAATGGATGAAGGTTATGCCAGGGTTAATCAACCTAAATGGTATGAAGAAGATTTATTGACATTACAGAAGTACATCAGATCACAAGAGTATGCAGATTTGGTAAACAAACTTAAATGAGAATTAGATTAAGACCGGCACATTCAGAAACTCAATTAGCAGAAATTTATGCAAAACCCCATCAACACAACAAGTTTGCTGATCATATTCAAAGGGTTAATAAAAGCATAGAATTGTTAAAGGCATTTAACACTTATGATTCTATTGGAGATTTATCAGCCGGTGATGCAACAATTATTAATGCCCTGGATGCAGATAAAAAATACATAGGAGATTTTGCACATGGCTATGAATTTACAGGCATTATTGATCAAACTATTGCCGATATGCCTAATGTTGATTTGTTTATCTGTTCAGAAACGCTAGAACATTTAGATGATCCTGAAACCACCTTACAAAAAATTAGAGCAAAAACTAAGTATCTATTTGTAAGCACACCATGTGGGGAAAGGGATGCTAATAACATTGAGCATTATTGGGGCTGGGATGCTGATGATGTGAAACAAATGTTAATAGATACAGGCTTTGATCCAGTGGAATATTTTTTATTGGAATTTCCAGGTGGGGTTTACAATTTTCAGATGTGGATATGTAAATGAACATATTAATTACCGGATCACATGGCTTTGTTGGGCGTGCTTTTAGGCGTGCATTACCTCATGCCAATTTAACTTTAGTAGATTTGAAACAAGGTGTTGATTGCCGTAAGTTTTTCCAACTAGAAAAAAAGCAATATGATCTTGTAATTCATTTGGCCGCAGTGGTCGGTGGCCGTATGCTTATAGAAAACGAACCGTTAGCCTTAGCGGTTGATCTAGCCATTGATGCTGAGTTTGCATCTTGGGCAATGAGAACTAAACAACCCTATCTTGTTTATTTCTCATCATCAGCCGCTTACCCCATTGAACTACAAACGCTAACCAAAAAACGCCGGTTAAAAGAAAAGGACATCAATTTTAATAAGATTGGTAAGCCTGATATGACTTATGGTTGGTCAAAATTAACCGGCGAAATGTTAATGAACTATTTGCGTGAAGAAGATACAAAGGTGCTAACCCTAAGACCATTTAGCGGATACGGCACAGATCAAGATTTAGATTATCCATTTCCATCTATCATTGAACGCGCCATTATGAACGCTAATCCTTTTAATATTTGGGGCAAGGCAACTACTACTAGAGATTTTATACACATTGATGACATAGTTGATGCGGTCATAACTATGGTTAGAAATGATTGCAATCAAACTGTAAATCTATGCACTGGCAGACCTACAACCTTCATGGATTTAGCCACAATAGCGCTAAAGGTTTTAGGCCATGAAAAGACCCATCGTAAGAATTTCAAGGTATTGACCGATAAGCCGGCGGGTGTGGCCTACCGGGTGGGTGACCCAACCATGATGAGTGACTACTACACCCCAAAAATTAGTTTAGAAGAAGGCGTTGAACGCGCCATACGCGGAATAATATGATCTAAAATTGGTGACTATGGCTACTAAAAAACCTAGAAAAGCACCCCAGCGTAAGCGGCGCACGCCACGCAAGGCTGAGGCGTTGAACAAACTAGAAAATCATTACATCACATTAAATGAAATGTTTAAAGCGGCCAAAGCCGCCGGGTTTAGCCATGATGTTGCATTTTGGTTAATTACAGAGCCAGGTGCATCAATGCCTGATTGGATCAATCCAGGTAACCAACCAACTGAGATCATTCCCCGAATTGATCCAACAGATGATGAGGATGAAGATTAAGCGCGATAAATCATTTAACGCCAAATACCTTGTAGTCAGTGATCTACAAGTACCATTCCAATTTACAGAAGCCGTCATCAATTTAAAAAAACTGGTTAATACCTTTAAGTTTGATTTAGTTTTAAATGTTGGTGATGAAATGGATTTAAATACTATTTCTAGGTTTGCAGATGGTAAGGCTGAATCTTTTATGCAAACCCTGGATCAAGATCGGGCTACATGCCAGGATATTCTTTATGATCTAAAAACAGATGTAGTATCAAGATCAAATCATTCTGATAGATTGTACAAAGCAATACAACGCATACCCGGATTAATGGGGTTACCGGAATTACAATATGCAAACTTTATGGGCTTTGATGATCTAGGCATCCATTACGCAAAACAGCCCTATGCAATCCCAGGTACTAACTTTGTTCTATGTCATGGGGATGAAGGGGTCATATCTAATATTGCCGGCCAAACGGCGTTAAACCTTAGTAAACGCTGGGGGCGTTCAGTAGTGAGTGGACACACGCACAGATTGGGCTACACATGTGCCTCAGAAGCCTTTAATGGCCGATTAGAGAGGGTTTTAGTAGGGGTTGAGTGTGGTCACACCTGTGACCTGAAAAAGATGTCTTATACCAAAGGCTACGCCAATTGGCAGGCCGGGGCGGTCATCATCCATATTAAGCGGGGCAATGTAAGCGTAGAGATGATCCCATTCAATGTTGATGGGTCATTTACTGCTATGGGTAAGGCCTTTGGGTGATCTAAATCACAAAAATAATTGGAGAAAAACCTTGTAGGTAATGGCATTTGTCAGCCCATTAGTGTTTAATTGCATTTACAAACGCAATTGACCGGAAGGGGTTAATTATGAAAGTACAAGTTACAAATGACATGTCTAAATTACCAGGCATTATTGCAATGTATCAAAATGCTAACAAAACTATAACTATTAAAGTTTTAGATGATGTTAGTTATGAAATTACAAGAGATGGCCATACCTTAAAAACTAATATGTCATGGAGATATTTAGTCGGCTCACAATTAGTTAAACACATTGAGAATGACATCAAAGATGGTTATTACAAAGGTGTTAAGAGGATTGCCTAATGAAACTTACAAAGAATCAGTTTGAAGGTTTAACAGAAGCACAAATGGAGTGGGGTACTAACACAGATTGGTTACAACAAAAAGACCGATTTGAAGATTCAATTTGTTGGTCACATCAATTCATTTATTGGGTAGAAAATTATGCATCAGTTGTATTGGCTACCGAATACCTAAGACAAAACCGTTGGGATTACAGTATTTCTTTTGACAATGCCCTGGGTCAATATTGCTTTACAACTAATTATGCCGGGTCATGGGTGTATGCATGAACGCCGTAGCCTACATTGAAAAAGGTTGGTGGGTATTACCACTAAAGCCACAATCTAAAGAGCCATGCAAGTTTTTACGGCACGGTTATCTTGATGCAAGTGATGATTTATCAACTATCAAGAAATGGTTTAAAGGCGATGATAATTTAAATATTGGCTTAGCCATTGCTCAATCTAATTTAGTTGTATTAGATTTTGATAAGCGCAATATTGCTTCTAGGACATTATGGGAACAGTATCGCCGGATATGTGTAGCATCTAATACACATACAGTTAAAACAGATAACGGCTATCACTTCTATTATCTTGCCGATAAAACAAAGCAATTTAAAGGCAAGTTAATACCAGGCATAGATATTAAACATAAAGGTTATGTTGTACTGCCACCATCTATACATCCAAATGGCAGTATTTATCAGGTAGTAAATGATGTTGATCCGGTTGATTTACCGGCTGAATTAGAAACGGTGATGGTTTGGAATTAGTTAAGTACGATAAACAAAGCGGTGCTTATGTTGATGAAAAGCGTAAGCATTTTGTAAAGGCTTCTTTAATCCGCAAACACGCTAAAAAAGCAATAGGCGCAAGGCAGGTTAGAGGAAGGCTATCAGCCAAAATGGTTGAAGCGTATTGGTTAGACAAGTTCAAGGAAGCGGTGAAATATGAACTATGAGATATACGGTTGGTTGATAACAATCTGCCTGTTTACGCTGGTAGCACTATTGATTGGTGTTACATGGATGGTGGCTGTTGAAAATGGCTATGACAAAGGGTTTAAAAGTGGTTACAAGCGCGGTACTACCGATACAAAACAAACTAATGTAAAGGTAGAAAAATTTACCGTGAGAAGTCACCCATCAATGCGACAAAAGATGCTTGAAGCCGATAATGAATACTTAATGGAAAAGGTTGTTAGCCTTTGGGATAAGGAAAACAGATAATGAACATGAATGATTATGTTGATGTGGCTGAGCGCATAGCGCAACTAAAAGAAGCCTATCCTGAAGCATCATTGCAACCTTATGATCCTAGTAAGCCTTATGAGATTGTGCAGGTTGAAGGTAAAACCTATGTAGTTTATACAGCCGCTTGTTACCGCGATCCTCATGATGTAAGGCCTGGAGTTGCAGTTGCATGGGAACAAATCCCAGGTAAAGGCATGACCGCCGGCAGTGAACTTATGATATGTGAAACCTCTGCATGGGGGCGGGCTATTGTTGCGGCGATGAAAACTGCTACAAAGCGGGTTGCATCTAAACAAGAAGTTATGGCGGCTAAAGCCCGGCAATCCTGGGCAGTTACCCCAACAGCCACATTAGATTCTGATTTACTATCAAGGCCGGTAGAGCCACAGCCTGAAGTAAAACAAATTTACGGTAGCCCTGGCAGTAAGTCAGCATTGATGGAAAGAATTTTGCGCCATCAATTTGTAGAGGAAAAAAAGTATGATGAGAATCCAGCACCCATGAGTGTTGAACAGGTAGTTGATGCATTGGCTACTGATGTACCGGCTGTACAGCATTGCCAACATGGTGAGATGCAACTTAAAACAGGCATATCAAAGGGGCGGGGAACACCGTTTTATGGATATGTGTGTGGCAGGGGTTGTGATGCTAAATGGGCAACTATGAGTAAGGAAACCGGTAAATGGTATTACCCAGGTGCTAACAATGGGTGATATGGAAATGATTGACCCCACCGGAGTTAGGGCAAGATTTACAGATGATGGCGTTGAAGTAGATATTGTGCCATTTAGTGAATGTTGTGAATTTTGCAATGACCCACGCATGATGAATGTAAACGGCGTGCGTAGGTGCGCCGGATGTGGATGCATCAATCACATTGAGTACAGGGTTCATGAGTAAATTTGATTATCACCGGGCTATGGCTGAAGGTCATGGC